AAAGAGATGCAGAAACAAAACATATTCATTTTAGAAAAGGGATAAGCCAGATGGTTGAAAAAATAAAAGATGTTTACTCGCATAAATATATTTTCAAAAATGGTTGTATTGTTGATATTATGGTTTGGGGTAATCGAAAATTATTTTCAAAATATGGGGCTGGTAAAAAAGTTCCGTGGTATGCATTCTTTCATCCAAATAAATACAACGCCGAACAATTACCAGGCGGGACGTTAAGACCTATTTGGCAGCAAAATATTGGTACAATTCATTTTGTAAAAGGAGATTATGGATCAGGCGTAGTTACACATGAATGTTCTCACGCGTGTATTCAATGGCTAGAAGTGTCTGGTTTTAACATCAAAGAAAATGACGAGGATTTTTGTACAGAGTTAGGTCTTATGGTAAGCGGATTTTGGAAATGGCATTATGAAGTTTTGGAATCAAGAATAGGAATGTCATAATGTCAAATAAACACCCTAAGACCTAAAGAGATGCAAAAAGAGAATGTGTTTATAAGATGAAACAATGGTATAATCGATTATCTGCATGGTTCAGCATGCCAACAATAGGTAACACTACCGCTCTTCTTTTGGGCTGAACACCAAAGGAAGGGCGGTTTATATAAGAGGAATTATGAAAGTATTGTCACTTGGTTGGGGTGTTCAAAGTTTTACACTTGCGGCGATGGTTGCGCTGGGGGAATTGGAGCCTATTGATTATGCAATTCATGCCGACACAACACACGAAAGCCAATTAACTTATGCTTTTGCGCGAAAATGGACACCCTGGCTGGAAGAACGCGGGGTCAAGGTTGTGACGGTTAGGGAAGAGCGAGCAACCCAAGAGTTAGGAAAAGACAGCATCCAAACACATTTACCCGTATATACCATGAGTGACAAAGGCGTTGAGGGTCAAGCGCTGCGCTCTTGCACAGGCCGCTGGAAAATTGCGCCAATGCGCCGTTGGTATCAGACCAACCGGAATGGCGAACGGATTGAGCAACTTATCGGTATCAGCCTGGATGAAGCCCAACGAATGCGAGATTCTGACGTGCAATACATCTCGAATATCTACCCGCTGATTGATAAGCGAATGCGCCGCGGCGATTGTATCAACTGGCTGGAATACAACGTCCTGGAAATTCCAGCGCGGTCGGCTTGTACTTTTTGCCCGTTTCATTCGAGCGCCGAATGGCACAGGATCAAACAGACGCCCGAAGATTGGGCCGAAGCCGTGACGGTAGACCGGAAGATACGCAAGGCGCGCCCGCCATATGACCTGTTTGTCCATCCATCACGCAAACCCCTTGAAGAAGTTGACTTTCGAACGGCGGAAGAAAAGGGTCAATTGTCTCTTTGGGACGCCGAGTGTTCTGGAATATGTGGTGTGTAAATGATAAACAACTATAAACTAATTGACACACTATCCGACTTATGCACCAAAGATGATATTATCTCACCTGGAATGTCTGGTAATGGAGTATGTCATTTATTCCAGGCATGGAAAACGAAGTTTGGGCAGCGGTTCACGTTTGCCGGGGCTTTGGGTGCTATGGGTTCGGAGCCTATGTCTATCGGAGCATGTATCGCCACTGGTAAGAGAACGATATGTTTGACCGGTGACGGTGGCTTCCAGATGAATGTGCAAGAGTTGGAAGTCGTAAGGCGGTTGAAGTTGCCTATCAAGTTTTTCGTCATAAACAACGGTGGATATGGATCCATCGTAAATACTCAGAATAAGTATTTTGAAGGTCATTATGTTGGATGCAAAGAACCTGACTTGACATTACCATCGTTGAAGAAAATAGCAGATGTGTACGATTTGAAGTATTATCTATTAGAGGATGAAAAGGATGTACAATCAATCTGTAAGCAAGCGTTATCAGGTAACGAACCGTGTTTAGTCGAGGTCATTGAGAGCGATAATCAAGAGACTGTTATGAGAGTTGAAACTAAGATAGTCGATGGAAAACCGGTTAGCGGAAGGTTTGAGGAAGTATGATAGATAAACCAATTGGAGGCAAGTCTTACGGAAGTATTCCGCATTTATCTAATAGTCGCGTTGGCCCTCAGGATTATCATTGTCACGAAGGGCAAGAACGGATTGCAACTATCAAGGCGCGTGATAAAAACGATACTGTAATTGTGCAAGAAAAGCTAGACGGCTCTAACGTTGGAATAGCGAGGGTAAACGGTTTGATTTATCCATTGACACGCGCCGGTTATGTTGCTAATTCAAGTCCTTTTGAACAACACCATTTATTTTATGAGTGGGTTTGTAAAAATCTATCAAGATTTGATTTTATAAAAAATGGTGAGCGCATTTGTGGTGAATGGATGGCGCAGGCACATGGTACTATTTATCACAATCTAAAAGAACCTCTTTATGTATTTGATTTATTCAAAGACAACAAGCGGGTTGATAAAGTTGAATACATTACTAGGTTAGCTGATTGCGGATTATGGTTCGCACCTATTTTGTGGCACGGCGATCCCGTTACAACTGAAAAGGCAATGTGGATGCTTGGTGGTGATGGTTGCGCGAAAGCTGAAGGCGGCCCAGAGGGATTAGTATACCGGATTTATAGGAATTATAAATTTGACTATCTATGTAAATATGTGCGCATGGATAAGGTAGATGGAAAATATTTACCTGAAATTTCAGGAAAAGACCCTATTTGGAATTGGAAATTTGAATGACCGACCAACCAGTAACTAACATAGTCGATTTAGCTAACCAATTCCGTAAAGCATTAGAGGCGCGGGATAATAAAGCGCTGTCTCAAATTATCAAGGCTTATGGTGACATTTACAGTAGACTACAAGACAAAATAAAGGTATTGACCCTTGAAATGGCGAACATGGAAACGATCACCGCTGCGAGTGTCAGGAAACTTGACTCTTATAAATCCCTCATAGTTTCAATCGAAAAAGAGTTGACTAAATTTCAAGGATACGCCGGAACGGTCATGCAACAAGCCGCGAGCGATGCTATCAAGGCAGGAGTCACGAATGCCAGGTTACTTACTTTAGCGGGCAATCCCGCCGTGGCTGCGAGTTTCAAGAACCTCAATCCAAAGGCTATTGAGAATCTAGTTAGTTACTTTGGGGAAGGCTCGCCACTCATGGCAAGACTGGATAAACTTGCAGGTGAGAACGCATTAAGAGTTGCGCAAACTATTATCGATAATGTGGCTTTAGGAAATAACCCTAAAACAATCGCAGGACTGATTAAGAATAGTCTAGGGGGCGGTCTTACAGATGCTTTGAGAATGACAAGGACGGTGCAGATTTGGTCATATCGCGAAAGTAACCGCGCTTCATATTTAGCGAATGCTGATATAGTAAAAAAATGGATATGGTATTCTGCACTAACTCCAACAACGTGCTCAAGTTGTATTGCTATGCACGGCACGGTGCACGACTTAGACGAAGTTCTAGACGATCATTTTAATGGATTTTGTACGGCATTACCGCTAACAATAGGCGCGGAGAATCCAATAGGTGAAAATGCAGGAAAAGATTATTTTGATAGCCTGGAAGAGTCAAGGCAAAGAGAAATATTGGGTGATGAAAAGTGGCAAGCATTACAAGATGGTAAGTTTGAATTTAATCAATTGTCTATCCAAAAAGAAAATGATATTTATGGAACCATGCGTCAAGAGGCAAGTTTGAAAGATCTTCTTGGAGGGTAACCATGTCATAAAATTAAAGGACAGGGTACTATCCCTGTCCACCATAACTTGCCTAACCCTTCCGAACTATGACCGACCCCGCCGTTACATTCCATGCCAAAGCCGAACCACAACCTCAATAAGATAAGTATACCACAATAATGTATAATATAGGTAAACCAATTTTTGATAGGAGACGAATGAGTAATTTAACGTGGGGCGACGTTGCTCGTATAATTGCTAATACAAAGAGACCTAAAAAGTATTATGCAGTCATGAGACCTTCTATTTACAGATGGTTTATGATTTACAAACATAAAAAATGGAGTAATAAATTCTTGGCTTGGGAGGCCACACACAAATGAGTAGAAAAGCAGGAACGCCTAATAAGCCGAAGGTAACATCTCATCCTATGGGTGAATTAGATACAGTAGACGAACCGCGCGAAGTTGCGACTAAGTATGAAAACCCAATTGAAGGCGTATTGTTATCAACAAACGATATTGTAAAAGATTATGTAATCCTTGAAAATAATAAATGGTATGATTTAGAAAAACAAGTAAAAGGGTTGTTAGATAATGGGGCGGAATGGGTTTGTCAAGGCGGCGTATCAGTAACAAACTACCGGGGTCTTGATGGTAAGATCGTTATGGTTTATTGTCAGGCACTTGTAAGAAAAGAATAGTATGCTATAATGTTTTTAGCGCGTGATGCGCATTCCGTACTAAATCAATAGCCAACGCTTAAAGTCATTATGAAGCCTACCCATTCGGGCGGGCATTTTACATTTAATTCACGAAAGGGATATGTGTCGAGATGACAGAAAACACAGAAACAAAACCGACTGAGACAGTCAAAGAAACAGAGAAACAAGAAGTAAAAGAGCCAGTGAAAGAACCAACTCTTGAAGAGTTGAAACTGGAATTAGCGCAAGCTAAACAACACGCGACCAACAAAGAAGAGGAAGCAGCGCGTCATTTCAAAAAGATTCAATCTTTTGAACAAGCCGAACAGGCAAAAAAAGACGCTGAGTTATCCGAACTTGACAAAGAAAAAAAGGCGCGTGTAGCACTGGAAGCGGAAAACAAAAAGATCAAACTTGATTTACTCAAACAGAGTACCGCTTCAAAGTTAGGATTACCAGAAATTTTAGCTAATCGATTGCAAGGTGAGACACCGGAAGAAATCGAAGCAGACGCTAAACAACTTCTGGAAACATTACCAAAAAAGCCAAACCCTGCAAGCGCAACCAACCCAGGCGGTGATCGTCAAGTGGCTGAAAGTGATGCAGAAAGGCGTAGACGATTAGGAATATAAAAGGAGTAATCTATGGGTTATAACATTTGGAGTGATGTATCAGGCATTGCTCAGCGCATCGAATCCGATGCTTATTTTGTTATTCGCGAAACCAGCACCTTGCAAAACTTGGTGACTGTGTTTACTGACGCGTCAGGATTAAATACGCGGCGGAGTTATAAATATAACCAGTTAACGGCCAAGGAAATTACAGACGCGGATGATCTTTCATCTTCAAGTTTTACGCCTTCGGCCGATCAAACACTTACCCCTGGAATTATCGGGGAACAAGTGTTTGTTACTGATGCCCGCGCAGACTCCGAACTACCAGAACAAATTATGGCGGATGCTGCAAGGGAACTTGGTTTGGCTGCATCTGATAAAGTTGAGGGCGATTTAGTCACCCTTATGGCGTCCTTAACCGGTGGAACCGTTGGAACTATCAATACCTCTATTACTTGGGGTTGGGTTGCCGCAGCTATCGCTCAGGCGCGTAACGCTAACAAGAATAGTAAAGTTCCTTTAGCTTGTGTCTTACACGGTTATCAATACGCTGTTTTATCTAAGGCGGCTTCAATCGCTGGTTCGTCACTTTCTCAGGCTCCAAACTATACCGATGAAATTTCAATCAGTGGTTATGTTGCAACCTTTATGGGAGTGCCTATCTATCAGGTGTTTGCAAGTCCTGATAGTGATGCAGACTTCAAGGGTGGCGTGTTCCCTCGCAATGCTCTCGCATTAGACTGGAGGCGCCCTATCCGCATCGAAATGGAACGTAACGCTTCCCGTGGTGGTGGCGGATGGGAAATAAATATGTCTGCAATCTACGCCAAAGGCGTATGGCGTCCCGAATTGGGCGTTGTCTTACAAGCTGACGCTACCGCACCGGCTGCATAGGAGGATGATATGGATCACTTTACTAGTCCTTTAGCTTTTTCTGGCACGGTGTATGTAGGTACAGTTAGATTACCTTTTGCTAAAGCACCTTCAGATGCAAACGGTGGTGGATTTACTGTAACCGAAGCATGGATTGCCTCAGACGTTGCAATCGCCGCAGGTTCGGCTCCTGGGTTCGCTCTTGTCACTTTGGCAAGCGGAACCTCACAAACTCCAACGGGTACTATCTGCTCTGTGTCTGGAACTGGGGCATGGACGGCTGGTACTATCCGCTCTGACTTCTCGACAATTTCAGACGCTTGGGTGGACGGTGGCGAATATGTGGCTCTTGAATACATCGGAACCGCTGTAAACGCTGGCGCAATGAACATCACTGGTGGATTTAACGCCGTGATGGGTCGGTAACATTAAACTGGCAGGATAGCATCTAGAGGCGAAGAGGGCATATCCCACCCCTGCCTGCCAGTAACCGGGATTTACATGAAAGGGAATCATGGCTACGAATGCTATTTCAGGAAATCAGTTATTAAAACAAGTTTGTGAAAAAATTGATGTTGATTTTAACACAGTTCGTAGAGTTGTTTTAGACATTAGTTACAATGCAGTTGTAACCGTGTACATTGAAAAAATAGGCACCACAAAGCTTCTTGATATTGATATGCAAAGTAATGGTATCAAAATTAAAGAGGTTGGTGCATAATGAAATTCACTTTTCTATCGAACGCATTTTGGTGGGGATCTGGTTATGGGGTACAAACATCCTTATTCCTGCCGAAAATGAAAGCAGACGGGCACGAACCGGCACTTATAGCTTATTGTGGCCTAACTGGTAACATCCTGAATATCAACGGTATTCAAGTTTTTCCGCAAGCATTACATCCCTATGGACAAGATATTTGTTGGGAACATACCCGAAGGTTCGGGACTAATATTTTATTTAGTCTTACGGACGCCTGGGTGATGGAGCCGGAACGAATTCCTGCTGGTTATAAATGGATAGCATACTATCCAGTAGACAGCAACCCAATGCCACCGTTAGTCAGAGAGAGACTATCATCTGCTTACAAAAGAATAGCAATGAGTAAATACGGGGTAATAAAATCGAATGAAGCCGGGTTAGATTGTTATTATGTTCCTCATGCAATTGACACAAAACAATACTACCCGATAGATAAAACAGAAGCACGTGAACGACTTAAACTCCCAAAGGACGCATATATCATAGGTACGGTTGCAATGAACAAAGGCGCGAACCCTTCGCGTAAATCCTTTGTTGAAATGGTATCTGCTTTTACCTTATTCAAGCAAAAACACCCTAAAGCGGTTTATCTCTTGCATACGCATGACGGTCAAGGTATGGACGGTGTCGTTCATTTTAGAGAATTATGCGCTCAAAATGGATTAGAGATTGGTAAGGACGTTATTTTTACAGATCCTTACTTCTCATTCGCGGGCGCTCCAGTAGACTTCATGCGAGACTTATATAGTTCAATGGACGTATTCATGCTTGTATCAATGGGTGAAGGGTTTGGAATACCGATCGTAGAAGCGCAGGCGTGTGGAGTTCCTGTTATCGTAGGTGATTGGACTTCCATGTCTGAGTTGTGCTTTTCAGGGCGTAAGATTGATGTCAACGATGCCGAACCATTCTACACACCACAGGCAAGTTATATGTACATCCCGCATGTCAGAGCAATTGAGTTAGCATTAGGTGCTGAATACCTACGTCCATCGTCAAGAGAAAAAGCAAGGCAGGGAGCGCTGGCTTATGACGTAGACATTGTTTACGACCAATACTGGAAACCTGTTTTAGCTGACATTGAAAGTGGGTTGAAATGAGAGACTCCATTATCTTACAACAGGCGTATGAAGAAACTAATAATGGCGGC